ACCCGCGCAACCGACCAATAACTGTAGGAGCATGAGTATGAGCACTCAAGTCACTACGGCGTTTGTGAACCAGTTTTCATCGAACGTCGCAATGCTCTCGCAGCAAATGGGAAGTTTGCTGCGAGGGGCCGTTGACAGCGAAAGCGTCACCGGCGAAAAGGCTTTCTTCGACCAAGTCGGAGAAGCAGCGGCAGTTGCGAGAACGTCGAGGCACGGGGACACGCCCCTCGTCGAGACACCTCACAGCCGCCGAATGGTTAGCCTGACAACGTATGAATGGGCCGACCTTATAGACGATGCTGACAAAGTCCGAATGCTAATCGACCCCACGTCTTCGTATGCCCGTGCGGCTGCGGCGGCGATCGGTCGTGCAATGGACGACACCATCATCGCCGCGTTCGGCAGCGCCGCATCGACTGGCAAGACGGGTTCGACTTCTACGTCGTTCGCGGCCGGCCAGCAGATTGCGCATGGCTCTGGCGGACTGACGATTGCCAAGCTAGTAACAGCGAAGAAGCTGCTTGACGCTCAGAGCGTTGATCCCAGCCTCAAGCGTTACATCGTGGTATCGCCAGAGCAGATCGAAGATTTGCTCAACAACACGACTGTCACGTCCAGTGATTTTAATACGGTAAACGCTTTGCCTATCTGATCGGCGACGGTCAGACGAAACCTGGTCAAATTCGGGGAACCCTGTCGAATGGCAATCCCGAGCCAAGCCCTGCTAGAGCTGGGAAGGTGTAGAGACTTGACGGCCAGCATCTCCATGAGATGAAGAGAAAGTCCAGCGCACAAACAGCGAAGGCTGGCGGCGAAAGCCGTAGTGTGACGAAAGGCACTGGTGCAAGGTGACATTAACACGTTTGTCGGCTTCGAGTTTATCACGTCGAACCGGCTGCTAGACGACGGCACGTCTCGCCTTTGCTACGCATGGGCTCAGGACGGCATGAAGCTGGCAGTGGGCAAGGACGTGATGGCCCGCATCGACGAACGCAGCGACAAGTCCTACTCAACGCAGGTCTATTACTGCGCTACATTCGGGGCGACCCGCATGGAAGAGGACAAACTCGTTGAAATCGCGTGTAACGAGTAGGGGGCTAGATTATGGCTAATGTAAACCAGACCCTCGCCAGCAACTATGTTGCTTCTCCTCCCACGCACAGCCCGGCGTACCAGCTCCACGGCTCGATGCGTGTCGCTTGCGGCACAATCGCGCTAGGGTCCGGTGACCTGTCTAGTTCGGACACGGTCATGCTCGCGCCGATTCCGACCAATGCCGCGATCATCAGTATTAAGTTGTTCAATGATGACCTCGACAGCGGTACTACCAACACTTGCGACGTCGGTCTCTGGACCGCAGTCAGTTCGCCAGCGGCGAAAGACGATGACTGCTATGCGTCGGCGATTACGGACCTTCGTGGCGCCGTGACCACCGGCACCGAGGTAGCCTTCGAGGCGAGGAACGTGAATCTCATGGGGCAGCGCGTTTGGGAAGACGCTGGCGACAGCACCGACCCAGGCGGCCACTACTTCGTGGGGCTAATCTTCGACGCGGCCGGCGATACCGCCGGCGATCTTTCGTATGTGATTACCTACGTCGTCGACTAAGTGATCGCAGTCTAAGTGAGTGGGGGCTTCGGCTCCCACTCTTTTTGAGGGTATGAGATGGCATCAGACGTCGATATTTGCAACTCGGCGCTAAACATGATCGGCGCGAGCAACATCATCTCGCTGACTGAGGACAGCCGCGCCGCGCGCGTCTGCAACCAGCGGTATGCGTTCGTGCGTGACGCCGTGTTCCGCGCGCACCCGTGGAACTGCCTGGTCACACGCACCAGCCTTGCCGCGGACAGCGACACGCCAGCGTTTGAATTTGACTACCAGCACACATTGCCGGCCGCCCCTTATTGCCTGCGCGTCCTGCGACCGCAAGACCCTGACACGGTGTTTCGCGTCGAGGGGCGCAAGATTATTTCTTCGACGACGCCGTTCAAGATGATTTACATCGCGCGCGTCACCGATCCGGCAGAGTACGACCTGTTATTGATCGAGGCTATCGCCGCGCGCTTGGCAGCCGACATCAGCTACGCGCTGGTCAACAGCGCCAGCCTGTCACAGATGCTGCTCGCGGTATACGACAGCAAGCTGTCCGAGGCCCGCTTCGTCGATGCGACCGAAGGCACGCCGGACAACGTGGTCAACATCGACCGCGCGAGCTATAGCGAGAGCGACATCCTTATCTCTGCGAGGTTCTAGTGCCGAAAGTTAGCAAAGCATTTGCGAACTTTACGGCTGGCGAGGTCACGCCCAAGCTCTACGGCCGCACTGACATCTCGAAGTACGATAACGGCGCCGAGACGGTCGAAAACTTTCTGGTGCAGCCGCATGGCGGTCTGCTGCGCCGGCCCGGCACGCGCTTCGTAGCCGAGGTCAAGAGCAGCGACGATGCGGTGCGCCTGGTGCCGTTCGAGTACAACGTCGAGCAGGCATATGTGCTGGAATTTGGGCCGCTCTATTTCCGCATCTACAAGGATGGCGGTCAGGTTACGTCCGGCGGCAACGCGGTCGAGGTGACGACGGTCTACCCGGCCGTGGACCTCGACGGACTCAAGTTCGCGCAGGCGGCAGACACCATGTACGTCGTCTCGCCGAACCATCCGATTTATAAAATTACGCGCACCAGCCACACGGCCTGGACGATCACAGAGGTGGTCACCTCGCGCGGCCCGATGCTCGACGAGAACGCAACGACCACGACGCTGACGCCGGATAGCCGCGACGGCACCGTGCAGCTAACGGCCAGCGCGAGTACGTTTGCCAGCACCGACGTCGGCCGGCTGGTCAAGGTCTTCGAGGGCTACGTCAGGATCGCCACATTTACGTCGGCGACGGTGGTCAGCGGCGCTGCACAGGAGCTGGAGGACGGCCGCTCGGAAATCCTGCCGTCGTATGTTGCCGACACGATCTCGTTTCACGAGGGCGACCCAGATAGCACCGCTCTGGAGCACAACGACCGCATCGAGGACTCCGCTGCTGCCTTTATCGATGAGGGCTTCGAGAACGGTCAGACGATCATCATCAGCGGCTCGACCTCAAACAACTCGACGGCGGGCTTCCTGATCGTCGACGTGACCGATAGCGTCCTAACGCTGGCGCCTGGTGCTGATCTGACGACCGAGACGGCCGACACCGGCCACACGATCCAGGGCAAGCTGGAGGCCACCGACAAGTGGTCGCTGGGCGCGTTCTCCGACACCACGGGATACCCGCGCGCCGTGGCTTTCTATGAGCAGCGCCTGGTCTTCGCCGGCACCGACAACCAGCCGCAGACGCTTTTCTTCAGCCAGGGCGGTGACTTCGAGAACTTCGAGGGTGGCACCGAAGCCGACGACGGCATGGTCTACACCATCGGCTCGAATCAAGTAAATGTCATCCGCTTCCTGGCCTCGACCCGCAACCTGATTTGCGGCACGTCCGGTGGCGAGTTTGCGGTGCGCGCGGGCGGCACCGACGAGGCCATCACGCCGACCAACATTCAGATCAAACAGCAAACTGCGCACGGCGCCGCGGACATCCAGCCTGTCCAGGCCGGCAACGCCATTCTGTTCGTGCAGCGCGCCAAGCGAAAAGTGCTGGAGCTTCAGTATAATTTTGACGCAGACGGCTATATTGCGCCCGACGTCGCCTTGATATCGGAGCACATTACCGCAAACGGTCTTGACGAGCTGGCGTTCCAGCAGGAGCCGGACTCGATCTTGTGGAGCGTGCGTGGCGACGGCCAGATCGCCTGCATGACCTACAAGCGCGAGGAGAAGGTCATTGGCTGGACGCGGCAGATTGTCGGCGGCAGCTTTGACGGCGGCAGCGCAGTCGTCGAGAATATCGCCACGATCCCAGGCGATCTTGACGAGGACCAAATCTGGATGGTTACAAAGCGCGACCTTGACGCTGCGGCGAGCTGCACGTTGACGGTTACGGACTACGCGAACATCGCCACCGACACGACAATAACGCTCACTAGCGACGACGGCACAACGGCGACATTCACCTGCCAGGGCGCCGGCACAGGCTCGCCGGACGCAAACAAGTTCTTCCACACCCAGGACAACGACACCACCGCCGACAACATCTACACCTGCATCAATGCGCACGCCGACTACACGGTGGCTAATCCGGCGGCAAACGTGATCACGATTACCCGCGCAGCAGCGGGGAATAGCAACTTGGTGACGACGACCGGCGACCCGGTGCGCCTGGCGATCACGAACTTCTCTGGCGGTCGAGCGGCTAAGCGGTACATCGAGTATGTCAAGGATTTCGATTTCGGCACCAACGTCAGCGATGCGGTGTTCGTCGACAGCTCGCTGACCTATACCGGCGCGGCCACGACATTGAGCGGCAGCATTGCCGCTGACGCGACGACGATAACGCTGGTGGACAGTTCGGGGCTGGCGAGCAGCGGTGCCGTCAAGATCGGCAACGAGATTATCACCTACACGGGCAACACCTCCAACCAATTGACTGGCTGCACCCGCGCCGTGGTTGCGGCGGCTGCGGCGCACGACAACGGGGCTGCGGTGACCCAGGCGGCGCTGACACTGTCCGGTCTCACCCACCTCGAAGGCGAGACTGTCAGCATACTCGGCGACGGTTCCGTACATCCCGACAAGACGGTGTCGTCGGGCGCGGTGACCCTGGAGCGGTATGTTACAAAGGCCCACGCCGGCCTGGCATACAACTCGACGCTGCGCACCCTGCGCGTTGACGCCGGCAGTAGGATCGGCACCTCGCAGGGCAAGATCAAACGTATCCACGAGCTGACCGTGCGGCTGCGCCGATCGGTGGGTCTGAAGGTCGGCCGCAACGCCGACAATCTCGACGTCGTGCCGTTCCGCTCGTCGGCGACGGCGATGGACTCGCCCATCGCGCTGTTCACTGGCGACAAGGAAATCGAGCTTGGCGGGAACTACGACACCGATGGTCAGCTTACGATTCGCCAGGATCAGCCGCTGCCGATGAACATCCTCGCCGTCTACGCGACATTGTCTACTTTTGATCAGTGAGGCTGGTGCCGTTCGAGGTGGCGCACGGCGAGGCGCTACTCGCCGCGGACCTGAACGACGACCGCAATCGCCCGGCGCCAGAGTTCGGCAACTTCATGCCGACGCTGGTGCATGAGGGCATGGCCTTCACGGGCATCGACAACGGCCATCTGGTAGGTGCCGCCGGCATCTTTCCACTGTGGGAGGGCGTTGGCGAAGCCTGGTTTTTGGGTGCCAGCCGCGTCGGCAAGCACCAGCTCCGCGTGGCGCGCCTTGTCCGCAAGGGGCTGCTGCGCGTAGCCGACGAGCAGGGGCTGTGGCGGGTGCAGGCTGCGATGCGCAGCGACTGGTCGGAGCTTGCGCGCTGGGCGCGTTTTCTCGGCATGGAACATGAAGGCACCATGCGCCGCTACGGCGCCAACGGACTAGATTACGAGAGGTATGCACGAATATGGCACTAGGACAGACCCGATGACAATGGCGGCGCCAATTGCGATGGCTGCCGGCACGGCGATCTCGGCCTACGGGCAGATGCAGACGGCGAGAGGCATGAAGGCCGCCGGCAAGGCGGCGATGTCAACCGCGGAGTATAATCAGCAAATTCGCGAGCGTAACAAGCGCGTCTTCGACCAGGAGGCGGCGTTGCGTGAGCGCGTCGGCGGTCAGGAAGCCGTCAGGTTCTATAAGACGTTTGAGAAGTTGCAGGCACGCGCCGGCACGGCGTATCGAAAATCCGGTGTCCTGGCCGGCACCGGCACGCCGCTGCAGGTGCTAATGGCGAGCGCCAACGAGGCCGAGGCCGACGTGCAGACGATCAAGCTGGCGGCGGCGACCGACGCCGGCCGGCTGCGTGAACAAGGCGTCAACCAGCGACTAGCCGGACAACTCGCCTTGCTTGAGGGCAGGCAGCAGCAGCTCGGCTACAACATCAAGGCGCGCAGCGCGCAGCTTGCCGCCGCCTCGACCCTGGTCAAAGGCGGCGGTCAGCTCTGGTCGGCGTGGAAGGCGCAGCAAATCGAATGAAGGTTCCCACCTACAGAGATGACGGTAGTGTTCCCACCTACCAAGCGCAGCTTCAGCGCCCGCGCAAAGGGCAAGCCCTGCCGCTGACCGCGCAGCTCAGCGCATCGGCAATGGCCGCACCGGCCCTTGCTCACGCGGAGTCCGGCCAGCAGACCGCGCGTGTCGGGTCCGAGATAGCTGAATTTGGGCTGAAGAGGGCGCAGGTCGGCGCCGACAATGAGGCGCAACAGGCATCGGCCGCTCTCGACATCGAACTGCAGAAGCTGCAGCACGAACTCCTCCTCGACCCGAACATGGCCACGGCCGCGAAGCGGTACGAGGAAAAGAGCCGCACCCTTGTTGAGACGTACAAGTCGAATATGTCGAACCGGCTGGCGCGAGATGCTTTTATGCGTCGTGCGTCGGACGTCAGGGCGCGGAACGTGACCGCCTTTGTTACGGAAAATAACGCGCGCGTTGTCGAGCAGCGCACGGTGGTGCTTGACAGCGACACGGCTGAGAGCCTGGGGTACGCTACCAATCCCGCCAACCCGCCAATCATGCGCGAGTTCGCCGTGCATACCGCGCAGGAACGCATCGCTGACGCCGCGCCTGATCTGGGCGTGGCCGAGGCCGAGAAGCGCGCGGACGAACTGCACTATAGCTTAGCGCGCGACAGCCTGGTGCGGATAATCGACAGCCTGGCCGAGCGCGACGGCGCGGGCGCCGAGCAGGCAATTGCGGACTTCAGGGCCGGCGCGTCGGCAGACCCGATTGTCAACGCCGCGCGGGAGAACCTGTCGCAGGCTGATGTCGATAAGATCGGCAAGGACGTGAGTAGCCGGGCCGACAGAATCCGCCTGCTGGCCGAGCGCGACTGGGCGGTGGAGCGCAAGGAAACCACGCAGCAAATGAGGTTAGACTTGGAACGCATAGTCGACGAAGTGACAGTGAGAGACGATCTGGGTGCAGCTGATGGACCTGCCGCAACCGACTTTAACTCACGATCCACAAATATGGTCCACGATGCTGTTGATGCTCACGACGGCTCTGACGAAAGCAAGGCGCAGTTGCGTGCTGAGCTCAACAACCTGCGCGCGGACCAGGTGATCAAGGTTGGTGACCTGGTGCAGGCGGCGCAGCGCGAGCGCGCCTTGCGAGTGCTAGGCGTCGACACACGCGCGCTTGTCGCTGCTGTCGCGGAAGACCCTGAACAGCTCGTAAGCTCAATTAAGCAGCTTGACCTCGCCATAGACGCAGACACAAGCGGGGTTACCACTCTAGAGGAAAAAGAAGTTGCGAGGCAGGCTGGCCGTGAGGTTTTCATTGAGGCTGCGTTGAATGCCCACCTTGCCAACGGCGACCTACTCAAAGCGCGTGAACTTTACTACAGCCCCGGCATTGCGCCGGCTTTAACAACGGGGATGCAGAAGGCTTTCGTAAAACAGTTCGACGATTACGAAGACGCAGAGAGAGCAAAGCGGCGAGAATACGATGTTGCCCTCGCGCTTTTTGAAGAAGCGAAGGGCAGCCGCGCCACGTCCCGCGAGAAACTTCGGGTGCTCGGCTACGGCGCGGCAGACGGCAATCTGGACCCCGGCGCCAGTTTCCGTAAGGAATTTGCTGCACTTTCCCAGCGGTTTATCGACGTTCAAGACGGGTATGTCAAGGTCGCGCTTGCGGCAAGACAGGGGCCGCTGACGCGCATTGCTGGCGACTTTTCGATGGTTTTCAACTTTATGAAAATGCTTGATCCCGGCGTGGTAAAAGAGGGCGAATTTAGAATGATTGCGACCGGGGGCGGTCTGCCGAGCGCGATGCAGGCGCACTACGAGTACCTGAAGGGTCAAAAAATCCTCCCTGATAACATCCGCGCGCAATACGCGATACTAGCTAAGGAACTTTACGACGCGCAGGCTCGGAAGCAGAAAGCCTTAGAAGAGAAGTATATAGGAATAGCCACAAGATTGGGGTTTGATCCCGACAATGTCATCGTAAAGTTTGTCGGCTTGGGTATGGAGGTCATCGACGAAAGCAAGGCCGCCGACCTCGCCGAGCGTGCCGAACAGCAGGATACGGCCATTAACGCCTTCCTTAAGCAATTCGGCGCAGCCACCGGCAAAGACTGGCGGTTAGGGTTCGACCTGCGGGGGGGCGATGGCGAACCGCCAGAGGCCGTTGTGGGCGATGGCGAACCGCCAGAGGCCGGTGGGGCCGCTGACGAGAAAATCTGGAGGTTTAATGCCGCGGGCGAAAGGATCAATTAGCGTGGCAGAAGAGAAAATTGACGCCGTGTTCGGGGAAGCTCCTGATGTGCCTGCGCCTGATCCAGCGCCTGGCCCTGCTACCACTGGAGCTTCACCTGGGTATACACGCCATACGGTGCCAGGTCTTCCGCGCCAGATCGAGCTGCCCAGCAACTTAAGTCCTGCGCAGGTTGCACAAGCCATCAGTGTCATCCTTCAGTCCGCCGCCGCCAAAGAGCTTATTGCCCGGGACACTGGAGTGTATGATGACCTGTTCGGGGAAGCTCCTGGTGAGCATACGCCTGGTCCACCGCCTGGTCCAGCGCCTGGTCCAGCGCCTGGTCCAGCGCCTGGCCCGCCGGCGTTTGCGAGGGTTCAGGCGGGCGGGGGGGAGTATACAAGCTATACGTTGCCAGGCTTTCCGCAACCGATCGAGCTGCCCAGCAACTTAAGTGATGAGCAGGTCGCACAAGCCATCAGTGTCATCCTTCAGACCCCAGACTCCAAAGCGTTTATTGACCAGGACACTGGAGCGCCGGCGTTTGTGAGGGCGCAGGCGGGCGGCGGCCCAGCACAGGACCGCCTTGCTAATATCCAGCGGTATTACCCAGACGCCGCGCCGTATGGCGACGACAACTTTATTTACACTAACCCTGATACGGGCAAGCTCACGCTATACAATCCACCGGGCATGGATTTTGGCGACGTTGCCAGCGCTGCGCGCGAAGCGTTCGTGGCTACTGGCGCTGGCCTGGGTGCTGCTTTTGGGTTTGCCGGCGGGCTTACCTCCGGGCCGGCCGCGATCGCGGCGTCACCCACTATGGCAGCCCTGGGCGCTGGCGGCGGCGGCGCCGTTGGCGGGGAATTGTTTGACATCTACAGCAACGTTTTCTTGAGTCGCGTAGATACGCGCAGCGTGTTTGAACGCAGCGTAGATGCTGGCACCGAGTTTTTCCTGAGCGCGAGCGGTCAACGCGGTGGCGAGCTTCTGACGGAGGGTGCAAAACGCGCCTTTGGTGGCGGCGGCAGAAAAGCGATGTTGCTCGTGGAGAAGTTTCGATCGCTACGCATTGAGCCGACGGCAGGTGCGGTTTCGTCCAGCAATACCGTGGCAACCCTTGAAAAAGCGTTGGAAGCGTCACCGTTCAGCGGTGACATCATTCAAAAACAAGCCCGGCGCGTGCTTAAAGAAATTACGCAAGCAGCGGATTCCCTAGTTGCCAAGTTTGGCACGGCCGTTTCCGCGGCCGAGATGGGCGCCGGCATTCGCACCGCCGTAAAAAATGCTGCCGGGCGCTTCAGCGCAGCACAGAACGCCGCCTATAAGCGCGCGTTCGACCTGATTGGTGACGACGCGCCTGTTGCGCTTGACGCAGTGCGGGCGCTGCGCGAACGCCTTGAGGCGAGGCTGCGCGCGGCGCCGCGGTCCTTGGCTGGGTCGCTCGGAACGGCGATCAACACCCTCAAGATGTACGAGTTGGATCATGCAGCCGGCAAAATGACGTTCAGCGCCTTGCGCGACATCAGGTCGACTCTCGGCAAGAACCTGGACGAGCCGCTACTTTCCGGCTCAACCGGGTCGCAGAACGCGACAATGCGCCTGGTCTACGGCGCCTTGACCGAAGACATGAGTGCGGTTGCAAAGTACGCAGGGCCGAAAGCGCAAAGAGCGTTAGCGGTTGCTGATCGATACACCCGTGCGTGGATGAAAACTGCCGGCGAGCTGCTGGACAAGATTGGCAAGTTCGACACTGACGAGCAAGCGTACAGATACGCCATGTCTCGGCTTGGTGATGGCGGTACACGCCTGCGTAGATTACGCAGCCAGTTTGAACCAGAAGAGTGGGACACGGTCGCCGCCAGCGTTCTTGATAAGATGGGCTTGGCACGGGCCAGTGGGCAGGACGCGGCGGGCGAGGTGTTTTCGCCCGACAGTTTTGTGAATAGCTGGGTCAAGATGTCGGACGAGGCGAAGGACGCGCTATTCGGCGGCACCAGGTACGCCGAGCTAAGCCGGGAGCTTACGACTCTTGTCGAGGCCGCGTCCTCACTCAGAGGTGCGGAAAAGCTGGCAAATACGTCAAACACGGCACGGGTGATGATTGCCTACATGACCCTAACCGGGCTTGGCGCGGGGCTTGCTGAAATGGGTACGTCCGGCGGTGGCGGGGGAACCCTAGCGGGGGTTTTAGCTCTCGGGTTTCTCAGTCGGCGTTCAGCCAAGCTCATAACCAGCCCCAAATTCATTAAATGGCTGACGACGCCGATTACAAACCCCAATGGCATCGGCGCGCATTTTGGGCGCCTGACCGCCATCGCAGCCGAAGACCCCGCACTCAAAGAACCGATAGAAGCGTTTTTGCAGGCGTTACGCTCGCCGCCGCAGCCCAAGGAGTAAGCCCACATGACGGTATCTTCGACCACCACAAAAGTCAGCGCCAGCGGCGACGGCGCGACGGCGGCGTTCGCCTACACGTTCAAGGTCTTCGCTGACGCCGATCTGCAGGTCATCATCCGCTCGTCTGCGGGCGTTGAGACTGTCAAGACACTCACCACACATTACACCGTGAGTGGCGCAGGCGACGATGACGGCGGCACCGTGACCTTCACGGCGGGCAATATACCCGCGAGCGGCGAGACTGTGGTGATCCGACGCGCCCTAGCGCTGACCCAGGGAACCGACTATGTCGAAAACGACCCATTCCCCGCGGAGAGCCATGAGGCCGGCCTCGATCGGCTGACTTTCTTGACGCAGCAGTTGACCGAGAAGATCGATCGGTCGCTCAAGCTGCCTGTGTCGGCTGACACGGCCTCGATCGCCGTCACGCTACCCACGCCAGTAGCTGACAGCTATTTCAAGTGGGACACGGCTGGCACCGCGCTGGTAAATTCGTCAACGGCGGCGGGTCAAAACCTGGGCAGTGATGGCACGGTGCTGTTGCCGTATTATTCCTACTCAGCGGACCCCAACACCGGCATGTACCGAATTGGCGCCGACAATATCGGCTTGGCCGTCGGCGGCAGCAAGGTCGTCGATGTCACCAGCACCGGCATAAATTCAACGGTGATCGGTGCCACGACACCGGCTGCTGCGACATTCGCGTCCATTACATCCGGCGGGGACGTTCTATCCGATACCGACAGCACAGATAGCCTGGGATCGACAGGGGTTCGCTGGGCCAATCTTTTCGTCGATGATATCACTGTTACCACTGCTGTAACGGCAGCAGGCGTTATCACCGGCGCGACTGTTGAGGCAACTGGCGACACCAGCGCATCCGATAATGCTGCAATGGGCTACACCGCTGGCGAGGGGCTTATCTTAACTGGCCAGGGAAGTAGCACAGATGTAACCATTAAGAATGACGCCGATGCTACTGTGATCAGTGTTCCAACTGGCACGACCAATACTACGTTTGGCGGGAACATTGTTTCTGACACCGACAGCACCGATGACATCGGAACCACTGGCGTCCGCTGGAAAGAACTATTTGTTGACGACATCACGATGGGCGGCGATCAGACTATCGGTGGCAACCTAACCGTCACCGGAAACCTGACCATTAACGGCACTACGGTTACCAACGACGCGACCAACGTGACGGTCAAGGATTTCTTGATTGAGATGAACTCTGGCGCTGCGACAAATGCCAATGACATGGGCATTATTATGGAGCGTGGTTCCACTGGCGACAACGCTGTCATCCTGTGGGATGAGAGCGGCGACTACTTCCAAGTTGGCACTACAACAGCCACGGGCGCGTCTTCCGGCAATCTGACCGTCGCCGATGGTCAGTTACACGCCGACGGTCTTGTACTGTCTGGCACCAGCTCGGATTTGGGCACTGTTACCACATTAGATATCGATGGCGGCACGGTCGATGGCGCTGTGATTGGCGGTGCGGCGGCAGCAGCGGGTACGTTTACTGATCTGGCATCAACCGGGGATACGACAATTGGTAACGCTACCGGCGATGCTCTGACGATCAACCCTTCAGCATGGACGCTCGCCAACGCCGTCACGGTAACCGGCACATGGACTAATCTGGGTACGGTAACTACGGCAGATATTGATGGTGGCACGCTTGATGGCGCTGTCATTGGCGGGTCATCCGCCGCCGCTGTCACGGGAACTACCGTCACTGGTGTTTCGCTTGTGGCCAGTCAAGACCTTGCCTTGGCGACGGGCGCTACGGTCACCGGCATCGATAACGGCGTCATCTCAACGGGCAGTGCCACTCTATTGGCGACCCAAGGAGCGATCGACACCGCCATTAACAGTTCCTCTAAAGCTCCTGGCATCTCCATGACTTGGGAGACTACCACCACTGACACCGACCAAGGCGTCGGGAAGGTGTGGGCAAATTCTGGCGATTTGTCAGCAGCTACAGTTTTATATTTCGATGACGTTGAACGAAACAGTGTCAGCATCAACGCGCTGATTGACAGTCTGGACGATCCGACTGCCACCAACTCAGCCACGATCTACATTCAGGAGGCCGGGTCCGCGACGGCGGGTGTCGTCTATAAGGTGTCAGGAGCCGTCACCTCCGCTTCGACATATTCCCGCGTGGCCGTGACGCATGTGGCAACCTTCGGCACCCTGTCCGATGGCGATGTGGTCGGTGTCACCTTCGCATTTTCTGGCGATGACGGCACAGGCACTGGCGAT